ATGAAATTTAAAAAATGTCTTCTGCCTGTGGCAATGTTAGCGTCATTCACTCTGGCAGGATGCCAGTCAAATGCTGATGATCATGCCGCCGATGTTTATCAAACCGATCAACTGAATACCAAACAAGAAACTAAAACCGTTAATATTATTTCCATTCTTCCCGCAAAAGTTGCCGTAGACAACGCCCAAAATAAACGGAACGCACAAGCCTTCGGCGCGCTTATTGGCGCTGTCGCTGGCGGTGTTATCGGCCACAACGTCGGGTCTGGCAGCAATTCCGGAACGACGGCAGGTGCAGTTGGCGGCGGAGCTGTAGGCGCGGCAGCGGGTTCTATGGTGAATGATAAAACCTTAGTGGAAGGTGTTTCTTTAACATATAAGGAAGGCACCAAAGTGTATACCTCCACCCAGGTGGGTAAAGAGTGCCAGTTTACGACAGGTTTAGCCGTTGTTATTACCACGACGTATAACGAAACGCGTATTCAGCCAAATACCAAATGTCCTGAAAAGAGCTAATAATCAGGAGGAGTCATGAAGAAAGTTTTTCTTTGCGCCATCTTAGCCTCCTTAAGCTATCCGGCTATCGCCTCATCATTGCAGGATCAACTCTCGGCTGTCGCAGAAGCGGAACAGCAAGGTAAAAATGAAGAGCAAAGGCAGCATGACGAATGGGTCGCGGAGCGCAACAGGGAAATCCAGCAAGAGAAGCAACGTCGCGCAAACGCCCAGGCCGCGGCTAATAAAAGAGCGGCAACGGCAGCAGCGAATAAGAAAGCTCGTCAGGATAAACTGGACGCCGAAGCCACTGCGGACAAAAAACGCGATCAAAGTTATGAAGATGAGCTACGTAGCTTAGAGATTCAGAAACAAAAACTGGCGCTGGCGAAAGAAGAAGCCCGCGTCAAGCGCGAAAACGAATTTATCGATCAGGAACTGAAGCACAAAGCTGCGCAAACCGATGTGGTGCAATCTGAAGCTGACGCAAACAGAAATATGACTGAAGGCGGTCGCGATCTGATGAAAAGCGTGGGTAAAGCAGAAGAGAATAAATCAGATAGCTGGTTTAACTAAACGATGTTAGTAACTTCAAACCTATAATTCTTTAGGATAAAAAAACCCTCTGTAGTAACAGAGGGTTTTGTTCATTCATAGTGCAGGGTCAAATCATTCCCACTCTATTATTTACGACAACCATAACCAATTGAGTGATAACACTTTTACAAACCTCAACTTTTCCCGTACCGTTTTATATACCGTCACCGGAAATCAGTGCCACGATTTTTGCTTCTTCAGTGAATCGTATTGCTGCTCGCAGAATTCCCCTGCGATACGATACTTTTCAGCCTCAGCTGCTGTTGCGTTGTAAACTCGGTTGCTTTCTTCAAGCATGTCGGCGAGCACACCGATGACCTTGCTGGCTGGCGTGCCAGGGAGGAAAGATCCGGTATAGTGTTCGGCGAGCCGCCTGGTTTTGTCAAGCTCGGCGCGCATGCTGTCAGCAGCGGAATTAGCATACTCAGCATCAGCACGCGCCGCATCGATACGGGATTGTGCTTCACGTTCAATTTGTGTTTTCTCCTGTTCACGCTGTGACCTTAACTTATCATCAGCCTGTTTCTGATCTTCCTTCGCCTGAGCATACCCGGCATCGTACTGGCGACTGCCGTGTATATTCCAGGCAACCACTCCTGATATGACCAGAACAGCAAGCACTGCCACGATAAGCAACTGTTTCCAGTATGCTTTTACGAATGCCCAGATCATACCGCCAGCACCTTACTGGCAGTGATGTACCGCGCTCGCCGGTCGTCGATGCCGTTCCGGCCACCATTGATAATCAGAGTTACACGTGCAATATCGCCGGTATACTTCATGCATCCTTTGCTGGCGAAGAACCACGCCGCGCTACGAGCCGCATATTCGTCCTGCGCCAGCAGTTCAGGGCTCTCCAGCAGGTCAACCTTCAGACCGTTTCCGCAATCACGATAGTTATTCAAACCGGTAATCTGGATAAGTCCGCGCCCTCGGTAATTCCAGCCATCACCAGGGGCATTGTTCCCCATGCGTTTGCTGTATACCAGATTTGCGATCACGCGCTGGCGCTCAAGTGGCAATGGTGGTTCACCAGCACGGCGCCCCAGTGCATTAGCCTGCCCCTGAGTGAGACGCCCAGCCCGAACGAAGTTAGCCAGTCCGCTGACACTGTAGTTGAAATTCTCCTGCAACCTGGTGAAGCCCCCAGACTCATGCCCGACTTGAGCAATAAACATTGCCTGATCTTCTGCTTTGCTGATACCAAACTCTTTCATCGCAGAAGTTATATGCGAGAACCAGCGTGCGGCCAGTGCCTCGCTGATACCAGCAGCTCGCTGGAATTGTTTAATCTCCATGTTTAGACCTCGATACTTTAAAAATTTGAACGACGTTACCGCGCGTTTTAATAACCGCAGCCAGCATGACAGCGTTGATAATGACCTCAGATAAATCCACAGCCATTGGCGTACGTAACCAGATTGCATAGGCGACTCGAACAGGAATACTGGCCGCAGCAACAATCAGGAAATAAGCAAGCCATCCTCCCCACCTTCGATGTTGAGAGCCGTTACGCCGGAATGTGACAACGCGAATTGCTATGCCAGTGCAAATAACTGCATTGGTGATAAGCAAAAAAAACTCATGCGTTACCATCGTCTTTTCTCCCCAGAATTAACTCGCGTGGATTATCGGAACGGTGATAGAGCCATATACCAATACGCACAGCGACAATTGCTGACACGAATGCGCCTGCAGAGAAAACAATCCCTTTTTCAAAAGAGTCCTGCGTGATGGTAGGGATCAGGCTGGCTATGCCGATAAGAATTGATGCTGCTGGTTTGTAAAAGAGAAGGCCGCAAAGAAAGCTGAGCATCGACAGGAGCACCCGGCGACGGATGGGGTACTCTACTGCAGAGGTAACAAAAATTACCGCCCCAGCCAAAGCCCCTAAAGCAACCTCCGGAGGGGCACCTGCAATAACCGCAGCAAGAGAACTAAAACTAAGCAACTGATTTAATTGCTCACTTGTTACTTGAGCAGACATACTTTCTCCTGTTTACTATCTATAAGCCAGTCAATTATTGATGACTAAACCCGCATAGTAAACCATATATAAATCATTATTGTTCCATATCATATATCTCAATAAAAGTACTAATGATTTTACAGAACGAGCCAGCAGAGTGGGGGCAGTTGTACAGGAACCATAGACTTAATTTTGTATTTAATAATGCTATGGTGTAATAAACCTGAACATGTATTTAAAATACGTACTGATTCATGATAGAATTCAAAGATAACTTTTCACAAACTCCGTTTTTGATACCCGCAAAATATTGCGGGCTTTTTTTTAACGTTCTTCCAGAGACTGAATCCGCTCTTTTATCTTATCCATTTCTCTGCGCTGCCATGCTGCCTCGATATAGAATAAGAGATCAGGTCTGACCCCCCATCTAGATCCTGCTGGCGTTATTTCAACGCGCTCAATGATGTCTTCCATTACCATCACTGGATTATCATCCTCATCAACAATGATGCTCCCTTCATTATCAGTCAGCGGCATTTCCCTTTGGCCAGTAATGACGTCATCATATACTGCGGGATAATCGTCATAGCAAAGAAAGGCATAGCGGCATGTTGTGCTTTCTTCTTCCATGAGTCCGTGAGAAATAAGAACATCACGAAGTTGCTGCGCGATTACACCATGATGTATCCTCGCCCCTTCTTCCCCCTTTATAGCGACAGCGTTCAGCCATTTATAAGCGATATACCTGACGTCACCCCAGGCATCCAGCAATGCTTCGTCAGGAGAGACCGGCTCTGTCTTTAATGTTCCGTCACTGGTAACCACAGGATTGGAGCCAAGATAAACTGTCGAGAACCTGTTTCCCGGACCACCAAGAGCATTTACATTATCAAGATAAGGTTTAACATCTCCGTTCTCAAAAAGATGTTCGAGTGCGTTATATACCGCGCGACGTGGAGTACTGCTTCCGGAACCATGCAACGTTATCATTGCACCATCTGCTGAAGACGTTGTTTCACCGCCGCTAACGATTAATCTCTGAGCGGTAACATCATCAGACGGTACTTTCTTCGCAATAATGGCGTAATTACCCTCAAGTTTGACTTCCGCGCGAACTTGTCCTGATGTACCTGCATGGACAGTCAGTGACTGGACGGCAACATCATCTGTGAAATCAACGGGTACAGGAACCGTCCTCACGCCTGACGTCGACATAAAAGTAGGAAGCGTTCTGTTAGGAGTGGCTCCGTAGACAAAATCCCTTGAAACAAATTCTTCCTGTTTGATTTTCACCCTGAAACAATATAAATCAGCCGGGTGACCATCGTGAACATAAGGATATTTTCTGTTGTTATCCCCTATGCTCCATGGGTTTAGAAAGTCTTCCCCACCGAAAATGTAGTACAGCCAGTTGTCTTTGATACAAACTGAACCAACACCAACCGCAGAGTTAACTATTCCGCCCTGATAAATCTGATCAGTAACATTAACCCACTCTACATTATCCAGACTCCACTCATTGACGTTAACTCTGGTCATAAATGTTCTTGGATAATTTCCTGCATAACGGTTATCAGGTTCTCCTCCTTCCCACTCACCAAATGCGCGCTCACTGCCAAAAATAATCAGCTCATCGCCAACTTTGGCAAAAGGAAGGTTTGAGTGATGAACATTATTTGGGAAGCGAAGAGAATTCCATGATGTACCTAAATCAGAGCTTCTGTGCAATGAACTACCGGGTTGAGTACTTAATGTCCCCCTGGTCGTCAGATACAGAATGCCATCATAATATTTTACACATGGCTCAGATGCATTCGCCTCATATTCTGCAGGTATGCGTCTGCGAATAAAGCTACCAGGAGAACCGAAAGCATCAGAGAAATAGAGTATCCCAAGCTCGCGTGGACCAATATCACCATTATGGTAGCCAACAGCAAAACTGTTATCGCTAATCGTCGCAAAACTGTGAATCTCAGTAACAGGAGTGCTTCCGTCAACAAAAGAAGGAATAGTTCCAAGACTGGTTTTTCTCCATGGTGACGAGTGAAATGATGTACCAAAACTCCAGTATCTACCCTCGTTATTCTGATCCACATCCTGGGTATTTTGCGTCGTAACTGTAAAAGTATTTTTATCAATAACAGTAGTCACCGTCATATTCCCGGTAACACCTGTAACACCAGAGTTTGAGAAGTTGACAAAATCACCAGCAAATAATCCGTGATCAGTAATGCGAATATAAGCGACTTGCTGATTTGCTGCTTTCGTTATACCACCATAAACGCGAAGGCTGCGACTCATTGGGCGATCCCACAACTCTGCAACCTGCAGTTTATTTCCGCTCACGGTCCGCGTCTCAATTACAGCAAAAAGGCGATTTCTGACAACCCCCATACTCATGCAGTGATAGTTAACTGTGGGATAGTTTTCATGTAAATCTGTAAGCCATTCCGGCGTTGTCCAGGTCTTCCCGTCATCTCCTGAGCGAACCCATGCAACATGGAGGTTATTTACACCATGGCGGTCTCCAGCCATAAAAGGCGCATAGATGACATTGTCATATACAAACGTTTTATCCTGCGTCCAGGCGTTGTACCACGGTGTATCTGTAATTTTAAATAACTCTCCCTGGATAAAATCTTCAGAAGCATAAAAAAGAGGCTGGCCCGGTATTCTCTCAAATAAAAAACGAGCATTTTTAAATCGACTGACATCCGGAAGAGTTGATACTTTAAAAGTAAGCCCTAATCCGTCAATTTTATAACCTGGAGATGAGGCTTCAAGGCACGCGCTTATTGCAGTGGAATCGTCATTTATACCATCACCAACAGCTCCAAAATCTTTGGGGCTAATAGCATCACGCATTTTATCCTGGAACGTTCGGTACACAGCCCCAGAACCATACTGAATAAACCAACCAAAACCACCAACAACCCCGGCGATTGCAGCATCGACATAATTACGCATTGAGCGATTATTTACAGCGTCCTGCTCAAATGATGGATCTGCAAGGTTAGAAATTTTGTTTTGCTTTGCATCGTAATATTTTGCAAGCAAAGATGGTTTCATCAATGCACGTCTGAACCACCCAAAACATTGCTGGATCAGCATCGTCAGGTAGTCAAAGGCATCTTCATGCACTTCGGGGAAAAATTTTCCCTGATTGCGAAGGTCTGTCTCCTGCACTACATCAAGCACACGATCTATCGTAATTCGCCATCCAGTAGCAAGCGGAGACGGAAGAACCACAGAACCGCCACTATAAGTGCCCGCCCCAGTTACCGTATAACCGGTATCCAGAACCAATTCTGTTACGTTTCCGTTCAGGTCAGACACCTGAACAACCAGGTCTGATTTTCTGAAAATTCGAAAAGTATACGGAAACGATGTCGTAACGCCGTTACCGGTGTATTCGTTGTGGTCAACTTCGGTTGAGACCGTCATGTTAAATCTCCAGATAGTCGCAGCACCCGTTGCGCCGCATATCTGGTTATTCTATTACCTGGAAAACCACATATGGATAGAAAGGCTGTAAATACGAATAGATATTACCTTTCAGGTAATTTGCAAAACGTGCTGGATAGCAAACAAATTATTTGCTACTGTATAAATATACAGTTATTGCATGGAGAAGATAAGATGCAGCAGTATCACTATCCACTGGAAGACGGATTTACCGAAAGGATTCACACGCCGGGAGGCGTCAGGTCACTGGTGGAGGGATCGCACTTGATGAAATTACTCCGGGATCTCGATAAGGATGGATTTAATGTCGATGGCCCACTTGCCGAACTGACTGCACTGATTAACTACGTCACCAGCTCACAGATGTCTATGCAGGATCTGCAAACACATCTCGACTATTGTGCCGAACAATTACGAAAACAAACCAGATAAGGTTTGCAATTACCAAGTGGAGTGCTTATATTTACCTTTTCGGTAAATTTACATCGCACTCCTCTTGTGCCATAGTAATCGGGCACTGGCAAAATCCAGTGCCGGGATTGGTCTCCCGGATTACTAAGTGGCGCATACCACGCCAGACGTGGTTTTTTTATGCGTATAGCACAGTCATGCCAGAATTATGGTGGGCTGAATGGGGGTCCGAAAGGACGCCGGTACCACTTAGGCCGGTAAGACCAACTCCGTTCAGTTCACCACCATCTGATTGGTCTCAGCGGTGGTGATGTAATTCGCTAAGTGGAGACGCCATCATGAACGCTCAACTCATCCCCGTATTCAACGGCACTATATCTAACGAAACAGCCCTACTTTGTAATGCCCGCGATCTGCACGCTTTTTTAGGTGTTAAAAAGGTGTTTGCAGCATGGATTACAAATCGCATATCAGAATACGAATTCATTGAAAATCAAGACTATATTTTGCTTTCCAATTTGGGAAAGCAAACATCTGGTAGAGGCGGCCACAACCGCAAAGAGTACCACCTCACCCTTGATACAGCCAAAGAGCTGGCGATGGTCGAGCGTAACGAAAAAGGTCGCCAGGTGCGACGCTACTTCATTGAATGCGAGAAACGTTTAAGACAACAAGAAACAAAAGTGGAGAAGGTCTTGTCAGGCTTCATGCCCGCCATAATGGAGGCGATCAAGCTGGAAGACAAAAAAGAATACAGCGCCCCACTGAAGCCCGGCTACCGCAGCCTGATTCATTCGCCGTCTGGTGTTCTCGGCCTGACGGAGAACTCACTGCTGATGAATCTGCTGAACCAGTTACAGGACGACGGGCACGACGTATCGGGCGCGGCGGCGGAGCTGACCACCATGTTCTGCTACATCGTCGGTGTGAGCAAATGCCTGCGTGATATCCAGACCCACGCGGAGTACATCAACGACAAGGCAGGGTTCTTCTGACGGGCGGTGGCACAGGGATGTGCCTTTAAATAATTCTGTACAGATTGCAGACCGGGGGTGAATAGCGTACTATTACCTTAAAGGTAAACCTGTTTTTATTTTATACCTGTAACTTACCGGAGATTAAAGATGACAAAACTTGGATTCGTGATGAGAGGTCCGGTAAGAAGCGGAACTCATGCAAAGCGTAGCAAGAGTCGTATTTTTACTGGTAAGGTTGTAGCACGTAAATCAGCTATTGGCTCGTTCAATAGTGAAAATGCGGCATTGCGCCATATTTTTATCAGCACAAAGCCAAGAGCATCCGCTGATGTGCATACAATGTCTATTCCTATCACAAAGAATATAAAGCGGATAAAAAAGCTCTCATCTGCAGAATCAAAAGAGATATCTTTCCGCCAGCTTAACTCATTAGAAACGCATATGAAGGAAGAGGAATTCGATGTTTTTGAGTGAGTATAGCGGGAAGGTTATACCTACTGGTGAGTTTAAAACTGATGACTTTCTGATTTCGCTAAAAGATGCTTTTAAACAACACTGGCGTCATGGTCATCATCCTGATCTGGGAAAAGATACTCTTTTTGAAAGACCAGAGGAAGTATTAGGCTTCCATCTCAGAAAGGTTCATGTCAATATTGGTGAATATGCATCATATTCATACTCATGTACTGAACAGTGTTGGGATGAGTGGTCATATGGATTGATTGATGAACAAGGAAATTACAGGCCAAAACCAACCAGTAACGCATATCTCATATATGCAGTCAATGAAATAAGAGATGCAGCCTTACTAGCTTATTGGGACCCGCCCGCACACACCAAAGCTAACGCAAAAGTTTGGATGGATTCCGTATTGAATTTCACAAAATTATTTCATGAACGAACGAATACAGCTCCACTTAGTAGAAATGTTTATCCGTGGGATTATTCGTACAAATCCAAAAAGCCTGCATAGTAGTTTTTTATGGACGAAACAAAAGTCAGTGCTACACTCATTGACGCCACATTGAGGTGGTTTATAGATGGAAATTTCACAATGAAAAAAGCATTTGCTGCACTGTTCGTTTTGTTGTCTCTGGTAGCTTCAACTCAGGCCTTTGCCGGTCGTTGTCAGCACGACAGCGACACTGCTGCTGACGGCTCCCGCTGCGGTGGGCGTTCTGCGGATTCCCGCCCGGGTGGCGGTGGCATTCGTTAAAAACAAGGCCGCGAAAGCGGCCTGTGACATGTCACGCTAGTTTCGTTTTGCACGTCCCTGTGCCGCCGTTCTGTCAGAAGAACCCTGCCTTGTCGTTGATGTATTCCGCGTGCGTCTGGATATCACGCAGGCATTTGCTCACACCGACGATGTAGCAGAACATGGTGGTCAGCTCCGCCGCCGCGCCCGATACATCGTGCCCGTCTTCCTGTAACTGGTTCAGCAGATTCATCAGCAGTGAGTTCTCCGTCAGGCCGAGAACACCAGACGGAGAATGAATCAGGCTGCGGTAGCCGGGCTTCAGCGGGGCACTGTAGGTTTTGTTCTCTATCTTCATCGCCTGCATTACTGCTGACGCCGTGGCGTTGGCTACCTGGTCGGCAACCATCTTTATGCGTTCTTCCTGCGGGAGCGAGTTTTTAATGTAACTTCCGGTGCGGCGGATCTGAGGAAGAACCTCACCTGTAACCCATTCAAGAAATCTGAATGCTCTCGTTCCCTCAGTCATTGCCTCTTTGCAACGCAGAATAAGGATGTAGAGACCTGATTCTGAAACGATGGATAGTTCTTGTATTCCACCAGGGGTCTGTATTGAATACAGCCCCTTTTTGTTCCAGCCTTTTTTATCAAGTTTTCTCGCTTGTGTAACATCAATATTCAAAGCATTGCACACATCTTTGGTGACAAACCAAGGTTCTCCGTCAATCATGAACATACGGATCTGGCAGGATGACTCAAAGGAAAAGATGGAAGGTTTGGTATTCATGGCGATCACCTTTGTAGTTAGGTTAATCACCACCGCTGAGACCAATCAGATGGTGGTGAACTGTGCAGAGTTGGTCTTACCGGCTACAAAGGAACCCGGCGCACCTTTCGGTGCCCCCACACAGCCCACCATAGAATAGGTGCGCTTTACACATAAAAAAACCGCTTATGCGGCATATGTGCCTCTGTAGTAATCCGGGAGACCAATCCCGGCACTGGATTTTGCCAGTGCCCGATTACTATGGCACAAGAGGAGTGCGATGTAAATTTACCGAAAAGGTAATAATAGACGAAGATAAATATCAAAATCAACCATATTTGGTTAAGGTGTATAAAAGAGCCACCAGCGAGAAATTGTACCGCGATGTAAAATAACGAGCATCTGCTGGCTTACAACCAGCGATGTTTCAAACTTGTCACTACTATCAACGTGCCATTCCACGGCGTAGAACTTTATGTTGTCAATCACAACGGCGAACCGTACACCCCAATGAAACCTATCGTTGAGGGAATGGGTCTAGACTGGAAATCTCAACATAAGAAGATTTCTCAACGCTTCTCGAAGGGTATGGTGGAAATCACCATACCTTCTGCCGGAGGGGTGCAAGCCATGATTTGTATGGCTTTACGAAAATTGGCAGCTTGGTTGAACAGCATCAGTCCAAACAAAGTCCGCCCTGAAATCCGCGATAAGGTAATCCAGTATCAGGAAGAGTGTGATGATGTGCTCTACGAGTACTGGACTAAAGGCCATGTGGTTAACCCGCGCAAAGCTAAAAAGGTGTTGCCGGGTAAAATCACGACTGAACAGCAGGAGGTATACACTTAACACTTGATCACATTAGCACAAAATATTACCTTTAAGGTAATGTTATTGTGAGGAAAAGCAATGGAAGTTTTCTTAATCATCGTCGGCATCGTGATTATTAATTTTGTTTTTTTATTTATTGCAAAAAAACAAAAAAGTAACGATATGCATGTTTCTACAACTGATGATCTTACCTTTGTAGAGCATGCACTGAATGTATCAGGATATAAACTCACCCCATACGGAGCTGGTGTATCACTCATGTCTTTAAGTAACGGTTTTTCAAAAGAAGAAACATTTTCACATATAGCTTTGATGGCTCTTTCTCAACACGCCAAAGTCGCAGGTAGTGACGCAATTGAGCTTAGTAAAGTTAGCATTCGTGCGATGTCGATAGCTGAAAACTTAACTAAATTATTCAGGAAAGGTCTTATTCGATCAGAAATATATAAAAATGATTTGAATGCTATCATGGCTGTCAGCACAATTAATGAAAACCAAGAGGATTGGATTTCCATAGTTCTGGAAAGCAATAGCACATCTAACAAGGATACTATTGCTTTGCCGATAAGTGCAGAAGCTTCTTTAGAAGCCATAAACAGCCATTGAAAGAACTCCAATAAATATTGATTAACGCATCACCGGATCCACTTGGTTTATTAGTGGCGCAATCCAGAACAGGTTATTGCCGGGTATCAGGGTTCGGACATTATGCACAATACGATCACCGGCATCACCATTCAACACTCCTGAGGTCACATCAATGATGCTATCCGCAAGACCAAATGACGGTCCGAATAGAGATCCTACGAATCCACGACTGGCATACCTGGACTGTGTGCCAGTGCCAAATAAAGCCCCCAGCCCAACAGCACCACCAGTCGCCTTTTCAGCCATGTTGTTATATTCCATCAATGGCCCAAGAATACCGGATCTATCTATACCCTCAAGCACCAGCTTCTCTGGTGACCAGTCAACATTTTTCCCTTTCGATGCTTCTTTAAGCGCATAGACCAGTGAGCCAAGAGCAATCTGAAATGCAGTGCCATAATAAAATTGCGCAGTTCCTTCCTGTAACCCACCAAGTAGCGCACGGTTGTATGAAGCCGTTGTGAATGATTTAAACTGAAATATCGTTCGCCCCATTGGAGTACTCGCCCATAAAGGTGTGTCACCAATACCGGGGGTGATGATAGTGTTATTAACGTCTTTCAGAACCGCTGACTGGAATACTCCGGCAACGTACTGATCGTCCCATTTATCAAAGTTACCAATGTGCCATCCATCAATTACCTCACCATGTTTCTCGAACTCACTGCGAATACGCGCAGCCATATTGTCGTTGATACCGAGTTTTGCCATGCGACGTGCAGAAAACGCACCGGACAAAATACCGTCTGACGTGAGCATTCCGTTCATGGATTTGTTTATGTCATTAAATCGATCCATGAGTGTCAGCTTGCCGAAGGCATCAGTAATTCGCTCCATTCCTGCTTCGACTGCTGTTGTCCTGGAAGAACTGTCAACAAGATCACCAATTGCACGAGAACGTGAATGTAGTACAGCTTCCAATCCAATCCCCATCTTCAACATATCTTCTTTGCTGGCCTTAAATGCCGGTGATTGGGATATCTGAGAAGCATAGCCTTTCATGGTGTTACGGAAACCATTAACCATAACCCCTCTGGCCAGATCTGGAATAGCTGATACTGTCATTCCACCGAGTTTGGTCGTGAAGTTCACATCCCGCAGAAAAGCGCCAGCACGAACAAAAAACGAAGACGGATCATCAGGCATCCCATATGTACCAACAAGACGATCGCGTAATGCTGTTATGTCTCTGAGATCATTTGCTCTTGATTTTGAAAGTCTGGACTGTTCTTTCCGTAATTCCTTTTCGTACTTTCGCATTAATGAATCGAGTTTACCCTGAGGAACAACTTCACCATTGCTCTCATAACGTGCTTTCAGATTTGCCACACTTTCGTCATATTTCGCCTTTATTTTTTCAGGCACTTCCCGTAACAGACTGTCATATTCGTCCTCAATTAATTGCAGACGCTCAGTCATAGTTCGTTTGCCAAATGTTCTCATCAACTCAATTTCTGCTGCCGCTTCACGGATATGACGTTGCAGCACGTAATTCACATCACTTTCAAGATAATCACCGATAAGACTATCAGGAACATTTAATGTTCTTTCTTTCGTACTACCTGCGGCTTTTACAGAAAATACGCTGACAAAATCCTGTGGAACCTTAGCACCAGTAATTTTATTAATTACGATATCCGCTGCAATTTCAGCATCCTCAGGATCCAGTGTTTTATTTCCTCTCGACCACCAGTCAACCAAAATACGTCGAAATTTATCGCGTTCACTGATTATTTTTCCAACTTTATATATGCGTGGGAAATAGCTTGCCTGGCCTAATGCTTTCAGTTCTTCATCTGGCGGCAATAAACCAAGCTTTTGCATTTCAACTTTCACCCGATTTAATACAGTTCGCATCGCCTGCGCCGTTTCCTGAACAACAGGATTAGCATGCACATCACCGCTTCGCATAGCATTCCCAACCTGCTGACGAAATGAATCAAAACTCATGTCACCACCATCAGCTTTATACTTTGCGTATGCCTGTTTATTTCCGACAACAACAGCAGCTTCTTCACGCTGCCATCCACGTGTACGGGTTTCTACAGCTACCGGTGTTTCAATCCCCCTTTCATTTCCTTTAAGGGTGAAATTATTTTCGGCTAACTCCAGCGTTGTTTTTCGCACTGTCTTGGACGGAGACTCCATTAACCTTGTCAAAGGAGTAAGATAGCTCCCTGCTTTCCATGCAGCCTTTCCAACCCACCCACCGGAAACAGGGGTTAAATCATCCAGAGTCGCTGTATCAATTTTCATAGCACCAACACTACCACCATCAGAAAGCGAAGCGGCAGCCCTGTCAGTCGCTGATGTAATGCTCATATTATCAAGAGCATCAGCAACCTCACGCGTGGCTGCAGCCCGGACGGATGGCGAAAGCGCAACACCAGCACTGGCAAACACGCCGCTCATCATCGCACCCGCTGCAACGTGAGCGGCACTTTCACCCCATGAGCGTGTTATTTGCTGATTATTCAGCACAACCTCGCTTAATGCTGTACCGGCAGCACCAATCGCAATCTGTGAGCCAATACGCGCCAGTGCCCCTCCTTGAGCACCGGGGATAAACATTGACGCAACGGTAACCGGATCCATTCCTGCAGCAATACTGGCAAGAGTTCCAACTACGCCAGCATCAGACAATAAACGTCTGTCTTCATTTTCATCATCTATCTGCTGCTTAATCCACGCCGTTTCCTCTGGCGATCGGGAATCTGCAAATTTCGCCCCCCAGTATTCATAACCGTGCAACTCATTTTTATCAGCATATGGGTTATAACCTTCGACCGGTTCAAACTGTCTGGCAGGACGGAAAAAACCAGCCAGAATATTGTTCTGTCGTATTGCTGCGGCAAGCAATGAAGGCTCTTTGGGACGAGGTTCAGGGTTCTTACCTTCTGGCGGATGCACATCAAAACTCTGTTCATCAGGTTCAGGAATGGCGAGACCAGCAGAAATAAATCCGTTATTGTTTGATTCAGATACAGGATAGAACGGCATTATTTAGATCCCCACGAAAAGTAATCTTTAAATTTGTCCATACGTTCGTTATGCAGGCGCTGATACTGCTCATCCAGAGCGCGATGCTTGTCTTTGAAGTTTCGTATAGCCTGTCCACGCATAATTTCTTCCTGCTCGTGCTGCTCCCGTTCCTGCTGCATTTTCTTATAAGGTTCCCAATCTTCTAGTGATGGCCCCCAGCGCATCTGTCTTCCATGCTTGTCATAAAATAAATCATCCCTCGTAATACCATCTTTATCTTTTGTTCTGATCACAACTGAATAAAGCTTATCTCTCGGAGTTGATAAGTCAGGAACGAGAATCAACTCACCTCCAACCAGTGAGCGTGGCTTATTCAGTCCCAATGCACCAGCCTCAGTTGAAGGTCGGTTAAATGAAGGAGCCGGTTTATGTAAGTCATCGCCATACATGATTTTTTCTTTTTCAGCCTTCCATTGCGCTGCAATCCAGCCTGACGGCCCATATTGATAAAGCGCCTCCGGTGCATATTTCATAAACTGTGCTTCCCCGTTGACCTCGCTGATACTCCAAGTGCGGGCTATCTGCTGGTTGGTCATTTGCTTCGCTACGTCAGCGTTACCACCAGCAAGGCGATAGTTAACGTCATACAGCATCTGATAGTCATTGCGAAAGAGCGCTGCTTCCGGTGTCTGGTCATCCGCAGACGGATCCCAGCGAAGCCAGTGAGTCATATTACTGACAGCAGAATTGGCTGCGCTGTCACGCTCTTTTTTGTATTCTCTTGTACTCTGAACAGATGAGAGCTGCGCCCTTAGTGCATCTGTCTGGTTGTATGTCTTACTCTGCGCTTCCACAATAGCAGCATCTGAAGACATCCCTGCATCAGTTAGTTGCTTAACAGTCAGATAAAAACCCTGCATATCCTTCGGCATATTTCCAATAGATGCATTGTCTGTTTCATATAACCGACTAAACAGTTCCGCCGCATTTTTAACCACTTCCTGATTGCTGGATCGGGATACTGCTGAAAGCTGCGTGATGACCTGCGAAGGCATTATGCCAGTCTGAGCCACAAGCCGAACAACCCCATCATGAGTGGAGGCATCATTAATACGAAAGTTCTGCGCCATTTCTGTGTAATCAGCAGCTTTCTGCATTGACTTGTTGCTTGGGTCTAATTTTTCACCTATTGTCAGCGCCTCATTAAATCTGCGTGAATCCCGTTGCGCCTGAATTGCTTCATTTGATCTCTGAAGCAATGCAGACAATTTTCCGTAAGCATCGAGTTTTAACGCATAGTGAGGATCGTTAACCTCAGGCTTCACTTTCTGCATTTCTTCTTGCTGCTGAGAAGGAGGCAAATACTGAATTGTCTGGAATATTCTCGCGTTATCAATCGCTATATCCAGTTGATTGATTATTTTATCTGCGTTTTTTCCATACCCCCTGATGATGGTCTCCTGAGCCGGTATATAATCTGGAACCTCACCGTTATATAGCTGGGCCATGGTGTTATTAATAGCTGGCTCAAGCTGTTCTAATATTAACTTCCTTTGCTTTTCTATCTGACTATTAGCAAGGTTATCTATTTGATAAATAGTCAGCGGATCCATTCCAGTTTTATTTTTTCTATATCGGGAAAGCCACCCTTGTGTTTCTGATGGAAGATTTCGGATAAATTCTTCTTCTGATATTTCACCTTTACGTGGATCACCGACTTTGGCGATCAGTTTATCCACGTTACCCATCCCCCAGTTATATGCTGCTCCGGTCAATATTTCGGAACCGTACTTACCATACAGTTGATTTACATAGTCACTGGCGAGCATTTCATGCTGTTGTTCGTCCGTAGGGTTGTATTCAACGCCACGTTTGGCCGCCAGTTCTTTCCCTGTGCCCGGCATTAACTGGTATTTCCCCTGGGCCCTCTCTCCAGAAGATGTTTTCGGTCCTTCAAGAATACTACCATCAGGATTAAAATGACGATCACCTGATTCAACAAGGCGTATGGCACGCATGTCCATGCCTCCAGAATCATTTTTCTGAAACTGACCATTTAACCATCCTTCCGGATTAGCAGCGGCATAATTCTTCGCCCGCATTTCTGTGGCACTGCGATCATCACTTTCTATTTCTTCCAGAATGCGTTCTTGTGACCATCCCCTGGCTGCTCCATATCTGGCAATGGCTACCATTCTGGAATTTCTGGCTAAAGTGGCAGTTTGCGGGTCATTCCAGGCATCCGCTTCATTTTGTATCCATAATTTTCTCGTTGCCTGATATTGCTCATCTTCATAGGCATTTGTCTGCCCTATCTCATGTCTGAGAACTCCAGTACTGAACTGAATTTTCTGTGTTCTGGCTTGTTGCAAAAACATATTTCTTGCTGCTTCATCAGTCAATGAAGCAGCTATTTCTTCCACATCCTGATCAAATCCAGATATGTACTCTTGCCCCTTACCAATCGCATTTTTGCCTTGTTGTGCATAAAAACCGGTTTGAGGGTTATAAAGACGTTCATTGCTGCGCTGATTAAGCTGAAGGATGGCATCCTGAGACAATGCAACATTCGCTTTCTGCCTGGCTTCACCATATGCCACCGCATACTGATCTGCGACATTCGCCAGCACCTGACCTGCCTGAGGAACATCGAAGGTTTGAAAACCACCGGTTTGCACACCACGACTTTGCACCTGGCGTCCGGATGTAGTAGGAACAACAGGCATCAGTAACCTCCTATTTTGAATCGGGAGTCAGAATTCATAAAACCTGAGTTAGATAACATTGGCGTCCCACCACTAGATGTACTTCCTTTAGAGAACGGACTCCACGTCCCACCAAACATCTGGTACGCACCGTATGCCTTCAGAGGCGCAGTGAGCAATGTTGTTGCTGCTCCCACATTCCCCTGTTTACGGGCTGAACTGGCTTCTGCTTTATAGTTGGCAGCCTGAACCTGATAACCGTAAGCCTCGCGTTGCGCGTTATTCACCGTCGTCAGAGAATCAAGAGCGCCAAACTGGGCAGTGTCGCCAAATATATCCAGCGCGTTACCTGTAGATAAATCAGCGCCGGTAGCCCCCATTGTCGCCGCCTGTGTACCAAGCCGCTGTCGGGTCTCTCTGCGCCGTTGCTCAGCTTCAGCGTTACCTCTGTTTATTGCATCATTTGCCTGAGCAGTGGCTATATCTGCGTTCGCTTCTGCAACCTTCGAGGCATACTTTCCCTGTTGGTACTGGGTGTATGCCTGAATGCCACTCATGGCGAGCATTGCGCCACCAGCAATAACCGGATCGCACATTATTTTCTCTCCATGTGAAATCTGTGGAAATTAAGACCAAGAGCACCATAAGGCGCGGCTTCTTCAAGCCTGAATCCAAGCCAGTGCAGCCATGCTTTGGCAACATGGTTTCGCTCGTCGACATAGTTTTCCAGGCGCGGATAAACTGCCAGCATCTGCTGCAATACAGGGCGGCAGTGGCGCAGAAATGTCTTCTGATATTTTTCAATACGGCTGGTTCCGACCAGCCAGGGCGTACCATTGCCACCGATCATTGACGCCGGAGATACACCAAACATGGTTACCAGTTCTCCGTTCGCGAACCCTGACCAAGCCATAGTCGCAGTACGCAGGCCAACACGCAGTGCATCTTCGGTAGTCATCAGCGATACCGCATACAGTTCGTCAATATCAGCCTGACGAACATCCGGCAAAATCATCTGAAGATGCTCTTCGGTAGCGGGAATAATTTGAACGTCAATCATCAGAATCCCCCAACAGTAAGGCGAGGAATAACGGCAAGAACAGACAGCGGCAACGGGTCAAGCTGACGGATTTTTACACGTCCGTTTTTGCCCCAGTTACTGTCCAGTTTCACTTCTACTTTTCCGGTAGCATCATCAACAGGATCATCGTAGAACTCGAATTCACGCTGTGGATATTCGTACCATTTACCGCCGGGCGTAGTCGCCCAGATGCCGCGACTGGCATTCACAACCAGAGTAACGGAGGGGATCACCTGTTTTTTGTCCAGCAGCGTTTCCTGTCCGTTAATGTTGATATCCAGTGTTTCGAATTCAGCAGTTATTGGCAGGCCGATGTGCACTACAGCCCCCGTAGATTCCAGCGTGACGGCACCTCCGGAAACCACTTTCTGTGGTTCCACGTTCGCATCAGAGAGAATGTTTACGGTCTGACCTTCAAGATGAGACAAGCCGCCAAATGCCCGGCGCGCCATCTGCCAGTTCGTGGTGGCCACATTCCTGAGGGATGGCGGGACGTTCCTGTTAGGACGAACCACTACAGCGGTATTGCTGGTTACAGAAATAATGTCGCAACGTAATTCTTTTGACACTTCATCGCCAGTATCAGGATCCGTTCCGGTATAAGGGAACTGTAGTTGCGCGCCGACATCACTACTGGTGAAGTACGCACCACCAGAAACACTGATTGTATATTCCGCGCGGTAATCCCATTCGCCAGAACCACCAGTGATGATCATCGTTCTGTCAGACGTATTTCTTCCATCATAGCTAAGGCCAGAATCAACAAAGAAAGCATCTTCATCGCTGGTAAATAAACGGCTGGACAGTCGCTCGATGTATCTCACTGTTTGCCCGTTAACGGTTCGGTTAACGACGAAATACACCGCATCTTCATTGCCTTCGCTGATACTGCATGTGCTTTCATATTTTCCGGTACTGGATTGTGGTGCCCATGCAAAAACCTGCTGATCACGCAAATAGGTCATCACCAGTAATTTACCGTCATCACGAATGCAGAAGGCACTGGAGTAAGGGACAATCGAGAAGCACCAGTCAACAATGCTGTGCTTCTGAAAAAGATGATTGGCAAGGATGGTCAGGTCGTTCCCCTGATAGCCGTCAACATCGAATGAGTAGGCCAGATCACGGACAACGCTGCCTTTCTCCTGGACGAACAGAGCAATATTCGCCACGGCAATTGGCGGGACGTTGCTTGAGCCATTTGATCCCTGAGAGCTGAATGCAAATGATGATGGGGTTAACACTTTGTTCTGGTCGCCGGTGATGACGTACTCACCTCCGGAAGTCAGCGCCACCAGAGAACCAACATCAATCAGGTGGCGGATCTCATTAACCTGACGTCCGGCATAGGTGTAGATAATTCTGTCGTCATCCTGCGTAGGATTGCTTTTGCCAAAATCCTTATAATCCCCGGTACGGCTGGCCCAGATAGTCTGAGGAAACGCAGTCGATGCGGCGAAGTAAAGACGTTGTTGATAATAAACAACAGTGCCAGGATAACCATTAACACTGTTCCAGGCATATTTAGCCCATTTATAGCTGGCATTATCCTCGCCCACGACCTGCGAAGGGATATAGGAAATCACCTCGGCAGTTGCAGTAGTTCCATTTGCAGCAGTGATACGGGCAATGCCAAAACCACTGTGCAGATATTCCCACTCAATGCCAGTATCATCATCACCGGATCCGCCCCAGCCATCCCATGATGTGCCTTCTGTATGCGAAGGGCGCAAAGTACCTGTTTTGCCTGCTGTAACGGCGCGATAGTAGTTACTGTCTGCACGGCGAATATCGCCAATCGACGTACTCTTACTGGTTTCCCATACCGGCACAGAATCCACTGCAGGCTGTTCCAGATAGAACAATTTGCCTACCTGCTCCGCGCCAAAAATAGAGGCGCTTGCCGTTAGCGTAATTGTCCCGGTGCTGGCGCTGGCATAAACCGTCACTGACTCGTCAATATTGATATCTTCAAATGGCCCGTTCTTCGTTACCACATCAACCAGTTGCCAGTTGTCATGCGCATAGCGGCGCAACTCTTTCGGCGGGTATGCCGGATGAACCAGCGTAAGCACGTCTGCGCTTTGCGTGAATTTAATTCGGAACAGATCGGCTTCAGTATATGGCGTGGAAATTTCATAAATAACATTGCTGCTGTTCAGCACCAACGCACCATCTTTGATAACGCGCATGTACTGGTGTCCGAACTCCAGAGCATAAGTCTGAACCGTCGAGAACTGGAACGGGATCAGGCGGCATTTCCGATTTGGGTATTTGGCGGCACCGACAAAACGCGTACCAGGTCGATTCTCAACTCCGCCATACTGCCGCACGATAAAGTTATCGCACTTGCGCAATGCCACCTGGTACTTCGCCATGTCAATACGACCGTACAACGACGGTCCAATCTCACCACCGGCAAAGCTGGGCTGGATCCAACTGATAGCCATCAGGACAACCTCGCAATGGTAAACTCGTCAACCGGTGGCAGTGGTTCCTGTGATTCATTCTGGCTATGCGAGCCAGCACTAAGAATCACGCGATTGTACATATTGAGGGCAAACGTACCGAGGTCTGCATTCCCAGTCAACGCCATGTTAATAGCTGCCGCAAGACGCCAGGCCAACGCCTCCATAAAAATGGCATCAAACATGTTCACATCTGAAACGCGAGAGACATACTTGAGCCATGCCTGCGGCTGGTCTGTGTAGATCAACTTTCCTGTTCCGTTGGTGTCTGCACCAACTTCGTACTGAACGCGCATTGCTGCTGTTGGATTGCGTACACCAGGAAGCATAATTTCAGTAATGCGCAGACAATCGGACGGGTACTGATACGCATATTCCCAGTCAGGCGGTGGATTGCTCGTATCTGCAAGCGCCACGCGTTTGGTAGCAAAGTTCCAGTCAAAATCAGAAAGCACAGCATCACGGCAGGCCTCAAAGTGCAGCGAACATTCCCCCGCTTCCTTGCTGGCTTCCGTCAGGCTGTTAATACTGCGGCTGTTGCCAATATTGGACAGCGCACGATTGCAGATCTCTACTACAGAGGCCATTACTCACCCCCATTGCCGTACAGGGTTTCAGCCGCTGATTTTTCTACATCCCCGGAAACAGGAGCGATCGCCATATCAGTGATCTGCAGATCGGCGCTGCGATTAACACCATCGTCAGTTTCTCTGGCAGACAGGCCTCGAATAACAGCTTTTGCAGTTATCATCACTTCTGTTCCGACGCCCTGAGGTTGCGCCTTCAGCTTATTCAATGTGTCGTTATTAAGAGTGATGCACAGCCCCCACGGGTATTCATCTCGAGTTCTGGTTTCTCCGCTCTCATCCTGGTAGCTGTCAGTGCCGGTTTTGAGGTTTACGAGTTCCATATACACTCCTGCAATAAAGGGGCCGAAGCCCCTTGTCTGATTCGCGAGGCTTACACGCCCAGTTCTTTACGCTTATCTGCGATCTTCTCGCGGAGCGTTTCTGCTTTGGCATTATGGTGTGGCTTCTCGTTAAAGAGCAATTCGTACTCTTCACGGAGCTTATCCAGTTCACCATCATCTGACACATCGTTGATGATTTTGGTGCTGGTTGCTGCCATTGACACCTTTCCTGCAACTTTTGCTTTTGCCTGTCTGGCTGCATCGTTAACAGGTTCCAGTGCGCTACCAGGCTCACCTTCGTATTCGATTTCTGCCCCCTCCGGCCACAGAGTGTTATGGATATGAGAGAGGCGCAGAACGCGGTATCTTGGTTTCTCACCTGACATCGATATCACCTTAACCAGTTACTTTTGAGCGGATCGGATACGGCGTATTGGCATCAACATCAAGACTGATACCAGCAGTGAATTCGCCAGCCGTTAGTGGGCCAGTTGCGACGGAGTAGTTAACACGCAGATATCGCTGAACACCGGCAGGCACCTTTGCAGAAACAACTCGTTTACCTGCTGTCAGGGCGGTCTTTGCCAGTGCGCCACTATCATAAATAGTGGTCCATGAGCTGTTATTCTCACTCGTCTGCAACTGGATGTTTACAGTTGCATCACCGCTTGCCGCGGCGGCTGTGTTAACCAGCGCCCAAAACTCAAGCGGATAACCCACGCCGATATCGCGACGGTTTCCATCAATTGGACCGAGATCGATTACGTCAGTAGAAGCCGCGGTATTCGTAACCGCCTGAGCTTCGGAGAACATCAACAGTTTGTCGGTGATCATCTTCTTTCTCCATTAGTGGGCCTGTTGCGGCCCACAGGTTAATAACAGGCGTTACACCACGCGGGCTTCTGTTTCCAGAAGTGCGTCAGTTTCGCGAATCGGCACACCACGAAGTTCTGTCCACCATTCGCCTTCTGTCTCTTTCACGCTGATCGCCAGAGAACTCTTCTCCAGAGATTGCAGGTCAAGCACTTCGTTAATGGTTCTGTTCATGTAGAAAATAGGACGTCCCATCCCACGATTTGGGATTCGATGAAGGGCACGAATCATCAGTTTTGCGATATTCGCAGCAGTAGAAGGATCGTCAAGATTGCTGACATCGATGTTTGCAATGCGAACAACATAGCGCCAGTCACGCAATGTCAGCCCGTTGTCCCACTTATAATGGGTACGATAACCTTCGTACTTGCCGCCATTAGCATCTTCCAGTGTCACCTGGCCTTTATCTTCCATCTGGATGCCAGCCTTCTTCCCTTTCGGGAAGATGCCATGCACGGTGTTTTCGCCCCACACCACTAACCAGATTGAAGTGTTATCTGTACCCGTGCCACCAGCATCAATGATGTTCTGAGCATTACCCGCAGACAGGCTGGAATAGCGGGAGGACAGTCCCATAAACTGCTGAGGGTTAACGCTGGAATCACCGTAAAACAGCGTCTGCGCCATCGCCTGATTCATCGCTTCAATAAATGCTCGGTCTTCAGACAGGCGGAATTCGGCAGTATTACCGTTCAGATCAGCCAGAGACTTATCGACTTCAGCATAGGTTTCCAGCATGCCAATGGAATCAGTGACCTGCACCGTTGTTGATTTGCTCGGTTGTACGCCATAGTTCAGCAAACGCCAGGTAGCGGAAGGCAAACCAGAACGAATGGTGGTTCGGTGTCCGGTAGGAAGGTTTCCTTCAACAAAAGGCATATCCTGAAGGATTGGGTTGGTTTGACTGAGAAGCTCGATAATCTTATCGACTTTCCCGTTTGGATCGACGCGCTTACCCCAGTCAGCCAGCGTTAGCGCAGTTAAGCCTTTAACAGCCATTGTCATTTCCTCTCTTATTTGCCATAGAGCACTTCGGCCGCACTACGCTGGCCTTCATTACCACCGGTGACCATGCCATCTTCAGACATCGCCTTTCCGATTTTCACGAACGTTTTGACCAGATCAGGGTGATTACCCAGCCCGGTGGTGTTCAGATATTCTTTGAGCTCGGGTGTCCCGAACTGGTCAAGCGCACGCTGTGCGGCGCTAAGGTTAGAAATCAACTTGTCGCCACCAATTTCTTTGTCAGCTTTTACATCAGCAGCCCACTGCTCGGTTGTTTTCTGCCAGGCTTCTGCCTGGCGCTGCTGCACACCTGCCAGAATCTTCGGATAAGCATCAACCAGCTTTTGCGCTTGCTCGTTGGTCAGGTTTAGTTCTCGCGCCACCGGCTCGAATTCCTTCAACGCTTCTGTATCCAGCTCTACGCCTTCGGCAGCATGAAATTCGTACTTCTCCGGCGCACCCTCTGGTTTATCGCCGTCCTTTTTTTCACCCTGCTTATCGTTTTCAGATTTTTTTTCATCATCAGGTTTATCGCCATCAGCAACAGGTTGTGGCTTATCACCTTCCTGTTGTGATGGATCACCAACTGGAGCAGGGTTATCACCTGCAGGCGCTGACGGTTCTGACGCAGCCGGAGCTGCTCCACCATCGACTGGTTGCTCATTGCAAAGACGGCGATACAGCAAACGCTCAAATAAATTCATGATCACTCCTGTTCACTGGCCTCTTTGGCCATCTTCAAATACTGTTCAGGGCAATGCGCCATAACGCGCTGAAACAGTTCCAGCGCCAGATTGCGTTGCCCCTCATTAAATGCCATTGCCATAGCGTCCATCGGTGAGATAGCGGAAAACACACGGCCTTTCTCCAGCACCGACCAGACAACGCGACGCCCCTGTTCACTGCTCATGACAAAGCAAATGTCATCAATTTCACGCTGTGCCATGTCACGTTGCTTACGGGCGTTTTCTTCTTTCAGTTGATCGTCTTCGTAATCTGTCATTGTGATTGCCCACCCTGACCACTAACTGCATTCGCCATAGCTGACAAAACACTCGGATCCGAAGTTTTAGCTTCGCTTAGCGTCTTGGCACCCTGTGCCGCCGCCATCCCCATCGCCATCATTTGTTGCTGCTGTTGTTGCTGTGCCCGTTGCTGGCGAGCCTGCTCAACCTGTTCCTGCGGAACAATGACGGTTGGAGACACTCCGGACATATCAGCGAATGCATCGATCGCCTGATCAACGTTGAGTTTGTCGAGAGCTTCTGGTTTCGCTTGCGCAAGTTGACCAATGAAGTTAACCGTGGACGCCAGACTGGACAGGCCGATAGACTTCTGCGCCTGAGCCATGACGGAAATGTATTCGACCTTCAGGGGCATACCTTCCATCGCGTCAGGCGGTGGCGGCAGCATGTTTTTACGCACCATCATCGAGAAAGCGCGGTCAATGAGAGGATTAAGACATTCGTCGTTCAGACGCTCCAGAACCGGCCCCAACATCAGAAGTTTTTCTTCTTTCATTTCGATCACCGCTTCAACAGGCATCGAGCGGGTATTGATGTTCTGCAACATCATGAACAGATCGACAAAGTAGGCGCTGTTAATGATTTGACGGGTGTCCTGAATGTCTGCCACCAAATCTGCTGTACTGGGGTTAACCAGATAAGCAGGCCTGAAACCATCCTGACCAGTAATCTGATCGATATACGTGATGTCGCCAGGAAGAAGGGAGGCACGCTGATTCTTGAGGGAAGTCGGAGCAACCATCGGCGGATTGGTGGCTTTATCAATCAACTGCGACTTGCGCTTCTGGAGAAGCTGCAATGCCTTAACAGGTCCAAGCGCCAGCATACCCGGGCATGATGATCCATAAACATCTTCGCCGTTAACTTCCCAGCTCGGAGCCATAATTGGAAACTCATCGAATCCGGACTCACGCAACAACTTGTCGTTATCGCCACCAACCTCGTAATAAACCGATTTGAATGGCTTGTTCTTGCTATCCAGCTTCGATGTATCGCGGTCAATGTTCGGGTAAACCGAATGCATCACTTCAATCCACTTCTCGTAGGTGCCGCTTTCCCACATGCTTTTTACGGATTCGCTGACGTTATTTAGCCCGAACTCCTGAACAAGCTGACGAACAGTCATAGAGAACTTGCGAAAACAGGTGTCCACACTGCCACGAGGTGAGTTAGCCAGGTAGTAACTGCCTATCGGGAATGGCATTGTGCGAATGATGTCCTCGTCATCCTCCAGCACTGCCATTGCACCAGTGCTGTATGTGCCGAGGCTTCCGTATAACTGCGGCAGCGACTGATAGAGATTCGACTTATTGAACATATCGTTCATGCGGTTCTGCACCGCCTCAAGCCACAACTTAACAGGGCCATAATCCATCATTTCAGGATCTGGCGTAGCCAGGCGAAACCACGGACGCGCGGGGCTTGTGATGCCTGACATCATGCCGCTGGCGAGAGTGCGCGCCGCCATAGTCCCGGTCGAATCAATAATGCGTGTATTGCGTCGATCGTTACGGTTGACCTCAGAAGTCAGAAAGCGGGAACCACGCGGGTTGATGTAATCACTCAACTCGCGCCAGTGCGGCTCGAACGACTGACGCTCGCTTTCAAGTTGTGCGAACTGTTTGTTCAATCGCTCTTTAGTTGTTTCCGCCATTTCAATGACTCCGGTTACTGACCAAGCAGCGTTTTACCGCTGGTATTAGCGGTTGATGTGTCACCCTGAGAACCGGTAAGCAGCGTAGAACTACGACCAGCAGCAGCGCGACGGCGACGAGTTTCTTCGTCGCGGGCATCAACAACGGCGGCATCCTGCTCCTGTGGTGCTGCCTGAACTTCTGGTGTTGCAGGCACTGATGGTGAGCTACCCATGCACATATCAATGACTCCGTACGCAATTAAATTATTACCAATTTAACCACATATGATTTATTTATCGTAGGTAGTTGACATTTAACGCACAAATTATTACCTTTCAGGTAACCAAAGAGTTCATTCCGGTTACTAACCTGACTGGCTTGTCGTTAAATTGAACAGGTGGAGTGAGCTTTTATTTTGAGCAGTACGGCGTATGGCACATGCGCCGATAGCGGTCTGGATACGTTTAAGGGGCACCCTCCCTTGCTCGGGCAAACGAACCAGGTAGCCGGAATGTGCAAGTCGAGCGGTTTTATTCCGCGCACGGGGATTCACCATCCCGGCGATCAGGTGTGACACCTCGGAAGAGACGAGGATGCAACAGGTAAGAGCATTGAGATTGATCGTCGTTCCTGGGCCCAAGGTCTGCTCGAAGTCAGTGCTCTTTCCGTTGTGGTGAATGCGCAGGCTGATGCGCACCCCGTGAACGTGGGGGAATGGGTAAGGCATAAGCCTGAGTTGGAAGACAAGCTGCGTGAATAGCCGGAAGTCAGGGTTACCCAACAAACTCAGTGAAAATCATGACGCATATCCTCTTGAGAGAGTGGCAGCTAACACTGAGCATATTTCAAGCCGGAGATCAGCACCGGCCACCACAACCCAATCACGTTAGGACCGTGATACGGCAGTACCAGGCAATGCGTGTAGCTTTGGCGGTGGCAGTTCTCCTTCTTCTGACCACCGCCCTTTTTACAGCAGAACGCCATTCCGATGACGTTGCGCTGTAAACCCTGCATCACCCGCCAAGGAAGGCACTCCGTTGATCATTCGCCCGGTTCGTCCGGGCATTTTTTTAAGGTGAAAATCATGAAAGAGAAGACTGCAGCTGAGCGCTATGCCGCAGCTATCAATGCCGCGATGGCGATTGTAAACCTGCGTGAAGAGATTAAAGATCTCCTTGCAATTATCCATAACAACCTGACATGTACAGAGTTGCTTGGCGGTCAGTACAACGGTGAGGCGGTGAAGGAGGCATTTAAAAATGCCGAGGTAGGAATAATTCCAGCAAACTATGTCAAGGCTGAATGTGTGCTCCTAAAGGCACGAGTGAGTCTGCATGAAGATCCTGGTAATCTCGGTCGAACTGCAATGCGTTACGTGATAGACGAGTCGAATGCCAAACACAATCTACCGAAATAACACCGTGACATGTCACAAACAGCCAGCCTATGAGCTGGCTTTGTTTTATCCTCACCAGAGGATATCAACGATATTATCCCCACCAGCGGATTAAGCATAGGGATCGTAATCTGTGATGGCCTTGCCTTGCTGGTTCTGCTGACCGGGAATTCGCAGACGCTTCGACACAGGGAACGCAAACGTCAGCAGTAGCGCATCGCCTTTACCCGGCGAACGCCCAAGCCGCTCCTTGATATCCTCCTTCGGTTCGATAACGATTTTACCGTCCACGCGAACTTTGTACTCTGCCGCCGACAGGTCGTCTGCAGTTTCCTGGTCATCCAGCATGCCGCCCAGCCTCAGCCATGTCTTACATGAGTTGAACATCTCCCCACGCTTGTTAAGCATCTGCGGGTCAGTAGACGCGCCACCGAACGGAACAAGTTGCCATGTACGACCCCAGCCGTCACCGATTGACTTCAAACCGGTTCCGTAACCGAAGTCGATGAACACCGCGTCAGCCTGATACTGGTCTTCAAAGTCAGCGATACGCTTCGCCATAATCAGATCGTCGGTAGTCTTGTTGCCAGTCCACAGCACCTTACTGTGTAGCCCCTGCCGCAGGTATATCACAGCGTCATCAACGCCGGAGTATGCCGGGTCAACGCCGATTATCACCGGAGCATGTGCAACCTGCGCAGCGGTTACCACCCGTTTCATTGCCTCGTCAGTAAGACCGGTAGGGATAAACTGCAATTCAGATGCATCAGGGAATATGCCACGCACACGGATTTTAACGAAGTCGCTGTCTTCCCCGTAGTCATCAACCCATTTCTGCAACTGCTGTTTGTTGGTACCTTCCACCGTCCGACTGTCAATCTGCGCAGTTTTCCAGCGGTGTTTATACTTGCGGAAACATTCACGGAAACGTCCGGTATTACGCGTCGGGTTTCCGAACGCCACCCAGATAATCTCAGTGTCTTCGTCCGTAAGCGCACCCTCAGCAACTTCCCACACCAGATCCGCAATGTTCGACGCTTCATCAAACACCACGATGATGCGTTTGCGCTCGTTGTGTAGTCCGGCGAACGCCTCAGTGTTGTGCTCAGACCAGGGTATTGCGTCAGCACGCCACCGCTTGTCGTGCCCAGGGTCATTGCTGTACATCGCGGTAGCGGTACAGGTAAACCAGTCTTCCGTGATAGCAAGGTTCGACCACTTGATAATTTCCGGCCAGGTCTTCGTTCGTAGCTGGTTGTCGGTGTTGGCGGTCACCACGACCTTACAATCCTCGCAAGTGGACATGCCCCAGTTGATCAGCATTGAGATGAATGCGGATTTACCAATACCGTGACCAGAAGCGCGTGCCAGCATAAGCGGCTGATAGCGCGTCTCTGGATTCTGCAGGTGATCACGTATCTCTCGGAACGCATCAGCCTGCCACTGACGTGGGCCAGTAGCATGTGCCAGTTCAGTCCCCTCTTCCCCCCACGGGAACGCATAGAGGGCATAACCAAGCGGATCGTGAGTAAACCCTGCAATATCCTCGATCAACTGCTCTTCAGGAGATAACACTGTATCTGTCACTGATTACCATCCTGACGTTCTTTGAGTCGCTTCCTGGCTGCTGCTATGCGATCAGCAATTGTCACATTCACATTAACATCCAGGCGTTCTTTGAATGCTTTGACGTCGACGTGCTTACCAATCAGTTCGAGGTTCTTCACCTTGTCAGGCCATTTAATTTTTTTGAGGATTGTCTCTATCGAATCCTCGTTCATGTTCATGATGGTCGATGACAGATCAAAGCCGCTAAGCGTAGTGCGCCAGATTTTCGGCCACTCGCGGATTGGCTTAAGGCTCCCATCGTCGTTGAGGATGTCGATCACGTCCATCTGGTCGATCTCCACCAGGCGCATGAGAACGTAATCAGCACTGACGCGCATTCGTTTGTTGCGCTCCTCCATCAACTCGGCAATCCGTTTTTGAATGCGTTCATCGCGCATCATGACACTGGCTTTAACTGCCGCTGTATTTGGGGAGAATCCTGCGTTAATCGCTGCCTGAGTCTGGTTTTCAGGCGTTTTGATGTATGACTGGCAATAAGCCTCCTGCATTGCTGTTAGTGGCTTAAATTGCGTTGATTTGCGTTTATAGGTTTTAGGTTCAGCAGGCATCATAACCACCGTGGTAATAGTTACCGTTGTGGTAATAGTACCATGCAAAATAAAGCCGCCATAGTTGGCGGCAGTATTCAAAACCCATCAAATTCATCATGCATAATCTACTCGTGACATGTCACACTATTAATTTCGTTTCATGCCAGCCTTTAGTCACCCAGCATTGCGAGTCACCATTACACGGGCATGAATTAACGGGAACTCTCTCGCCGCACTTACCGCAAAGTTTTCTGCTGATCGATTTTATACGCCCGCGCACACGTGCATCATCCTGGCGGATCAGCAGCGCGATGTACTCGGCCATTTCATAGGGATCGCGACCAGGGCGCCGGGCGGCGCAGTTCCGCTCAAGCATTTCAATTTCCTGAGCATCAAGCACAATCTCCAGCTTACGCACACCAGATGCAGCTTGTCTGGCTCTCTGAGCGGCTTTGCGCTCTGCTGCTGATTTAGCCATCAATATTTACCTTTATCGCGAACACCTTTACCGGTTTATCGCCGAAGTGCGGATGTGTGATTGTCTTGATTTCATACCCTTCATACGGGACGTCAATTCTGCGACTGAAGTCGTCGCGCTTCGGATATCCCCTTGTGATAATCAGGCGGTCATACTCCCGGAACATAATTCGCTTTTTCCAGTAGTCATTACACAAGCGATACTCTTCCGTTTTCTCTCCGCGAATCATGGCATTGAAGTATTCACCTTTTACGGCAAGTTGCAGGTTAGCCACGACCTTCCTCCTTTGGCTTGTGAATTTGTATCGTCATTCCGCTTTGAGTGGTGACTACAACGACAGAACCAGGCTGAAGACTGTTAAGATTGAATGCTTCGTAAAACGAATCCAAGGCCAGTGCTTTTTTATTCTTTCGGTTCCACCAACGCCATCCCTTGCTACAGGCTACACTGACAATCCACTGTCCACTCCTGTAAGCCATATAAAACCAGATGAGCAAAACCTGAAGGAATGCTATCCAGTCAATAATCGTATATTTCGCGAAGGAGTCCATCACTTCACCTCCTGCGGCGGTTTCGGTAGCGGCATCCAGTGGGTTACACCGCCAATTGGCTCATCGTCGTCGTACTCCAATGCGGCTATATAGAACCCGTCACGACGAGAATAAGAAATCCCGGACATTACAATGCCATCCGAAACAACAATAATGTCACCCGTTTCTTTCGGCATTCGCTCACTACAGCTTATCCAACCATCCGGAATTACCGGATAGTTGCCAGCCAGTCTACGCAAAACAGCCTTAACAGCCTCAATACGGTCATCATCGCAATTTTCCAGCGTATCTATGCGGTCGAGCATGATGATGGCGTTATCAATATCAGGATTGCCAGTCCACTCATTACCGCGATTGGATTCGGCAGCCTGGTTGCCTCCTTTGCGAAGCTGGGCAGCAAAGTCAACTAACCACTCAGTCATTTCAACCTTCCCTACTAGGTCTGAACCAGGGTGCATACAGCAATCACTCTGCGCCGCTTTGAAATCCTTATACTCATATTCTTGGGCCACCAGATTTTTTGCAGCTTCTATAGCAGCATCCACGCCCTGCGCCCGCACTTCAGCCAGGCATTTGCGAAACTCGGAAACGTACTGTTCGACGCTCATTCCCCAGCTAAGTGGACATTCATTGAATGTTTCGCCTTCGTGCTCTTCATCAGGTAGCTCTTTGGTAAAGAACTCACGTTCAATGGCGTGGAGTGTGTCAGCAAAACGACGTAAGTTACTCAAACCTGTCGTAATGGAGAATTCAGGAGCATCACATCCGACGCCCATCTGCTGATAAACGGCGGTTTTGAAGGCCTTAAGCCCAGCATTCTCCGCTGCCAGCGCATTAGCACGCACCAGTTGCACTTCCAGTTGCGTTGCCAAATCGCTGATCAGCTTTGCCACACTGCGCATATCAACGGCACCACATTCTGCGTTCAGTTCCGAAGCCATCTCATGCCCGGCGGCAACTAACCCTTTGATATTACTTTCCATCTTTACCCTCGCTTATCCACATAACTTATTGATTACATTGATAACTAAAAAGATCGTCGATTCAGAACTCTTCGATGTTCCAGCCGCCACCTGCTTTCTTTGGTTTAACCGTTACCCCGATGATTCGGAACGGATACTGATCTGCGGCGACTTTGGTTTTCACCCTGGCGTCGTCGGTCCAGAAACCTTTCACTTCGTGCAGTTCCATCTCTCCGGTGGCGAGCATCACAGCGAAATCTGGCGTATAGAACGTGTTGTCAGCTAACCGCAGCTTGATACCCTCGAATCGATACCAGGCGATTTCCCCTGCACGTTTACGCAGCTCAAGGTGCTGGCAATACGCAGATTCTGTTTTGTTCATCTGGCCTGTTTTGAGTCGACCAAGAGCCTGTATCTGTTTTCTCATGATTTACCTCTAAGGTAATTAAAAACCACATAAGACACGAAATCAATAGATCTAAGAACATTTTGTTACCCATTGGGTAACTATTGAGGCGTAAAAAAATGCGCTATCGCGCTGGTATTACTTGATAAATCCTGCTGCCTTTCCTCGCCTGTATTCCTCCATCAGCCACTGCGCCGGTGTTATTCCCCCCAGGGTGGCGGCGTTAGGCATGCACCCGAAACTTCGCCCTGGTGGATGGTAAACGTCTCTCCCTGTGTCCGGAGGTGTACTCATGGGTTCTGGCTTTGCCTGTATGCTGATCACCGGATCGGGTATCTGCTGTCCGGAAGCCACCTTTTTCGCCCAATCATCGAGCAACCTGCGCGCGTGTTTCTCAACCTCAATCTCGCTAAGCTGGCGCTGATACATTGCACGGCGGGTATCACATACGACCCAGTACATAACCGGATGCCGCCACGGGAATCTTTCGGGACCACCAGGATATAAACTTTTTTCCTTGCTGTACCGGTGAAACTCCGCCATCACATCGTCAATGGTGACGCCAAGAACCATCTTGCTGTCTTTACACCACTTGATGAATTGCCCTGGCGACGGCCAGAACGGAGACTCACTGGCGCGAGCGTGGCGCATACCAGCAGAAACCTGTTCACGGGTTCGGATCCCACCTTCGGCAAACGCAGCAATCCACTGCTGTTTTGCAGCAACTTCCTGCTCTGGCGTCTTCAGGTTGGTTACCACTGCCGCCGGAAACAGTTGTTTCAGCTGTTTGAAAAGGGCATCAACAAGCCTCTCTGCTGACATGTTCACCACATTGTCATTGTTGACGTACTGATGCTCATAACCTGACATGCGAGAAAGGGCTTCTCCGTCACGGTTTTGTATCGCGGTAAAAACGTTGTTCACAAGAAATCCTCCCATGCTTCAGGGCTGTTCCAGTGCGGAACGTTGTTATCAGGTAATGTTGATTGCTTCTGTCTGCTAATCTGCAGCCGCCTTGCCAGCTTCTGCTCCCACTGTGCCTGATGGTATGCCTTACCCTCAGCCATCCAGTAAATTCTGAACTCTGCAAGTTCCTGTGCCGTTGGCAGACTGTCCAGGTAGATCCCCTGCAATGAGCTTTTCCGAAGAAAGTCATCTGATGGTTGCCATTGTTCATGCATGACAAATTTGCCTAATTGCCCTGGCCCACCAGGAGGAACAAAGTTATTCATCACGGCGTTGTTTGCGCCGGGGTCATTAGGCACAGAATCCCCGCTTTTTGTCCTGCTCTCCCTCTCTTGGTTAAATGACTGGTTATATGACTGGTTCTGGATCCCGTTTTTGGGATCATTCAACATCCCGTTTTTGGGATCATTCAACATCCCGTTTTTGGGATCATTCAACATCCCGTTTTTGGGTATATTCCCGTTTTCGGTAACATTACCGTTTTCGGGTTCATTACCCCCTTCCCGGTTGCCTTTAATGTTCCCGTTTTTGGTTATATTAAGAGAGAAAACCCGCACTCTTTTCGTCGCTCCCTTTCTCTCTCCGGTATCTGAAATAAGCCCCATTTTCATGAGTGATATAAGCCCGGCCTGCACGGTTTTTTTATTCAGGCAAGTGTCTTTAACGAGGCGTTCTATGCTGGGGTAGCAGAGGTTATATTCATCGGCTCTGTCAGCCATCGAGAGCAGTATGAGCTTTAATGACGAGCTACCTGGATCTGTCTCCCAGGCCCAATCTGTTGCATGTCTGCTCATGATTAATCTCCGCTATCAGCTTGAATGTTGTGGGGTGGAATTAATCATGATCTGCTTAATCTCTGCCCTGATGCGACGGTTTGATTCCATGGTGCACTCAACACAGTGTCCGTTGTAAACCCAGCGTTCACTGTCATGTCCGTGCTTACATGGTTTTCCGGTGTAGTAGCGTTTAAGTCCGCGCTTTGCGGCATCAATACGTGTAATGATTTCCATGGTAAGCCCTGTTATTAGTATTGGGATTACGGTTATTTTGTGCTGACACAAAAAAAGATCAACCAGATTTGGTTTTTTATTACCTTTGAGGTACGAATAGATATGAAAAGACCGCCGGGTGGCGGTCTACAGAGGGTTGTAGCTGGATATCATGAGTAGAAGAAGTATGCCAGTTCTGCTTTTGAGCGCAGCCATTGTCTTGTTTTACAGGCTTTAAAAAGCCCATTCATCAATACTTTACCTGGCATTTTTCGCTTACCTGTTAAGTGAGTCTGGATATAGTGACTCGTCGTTCCGGCTTCCTGTGCGAAGGCTTCACGCTCATCCGGAGTAAGTGCAAGCCAGTGCTTTTTGAAATCGAAATGTCCGTTATCGCTCATAGCTATTGCCTGATATTTATTTCAGATAATAAATATTCACCCATAAGGTAACAAAAATCAAGGATAGTTACCTATGAGGTGCATTTACCTGTTGGGTAATATTGCTTTAAATTGAATCATCTACTGATTCATATATGAGGCGATTTTCCAGAAAATGAAAAGTATCCAGGACGTCCGCAGGCAAAATCTCAACGACTTGATCGACCGTGAATTCAATGGTGTTCAGACGCGGATGGCAGAAAAACTTGGAACTCAGGCAAATCTGGTAAACCGCTGGGCTCTTGGCAAGAAGGTTATCGGCGACCAGGTTGCGCGAAAAATTGAAGCTGCCGCCAATAAACCCCGTAACTGGCTTGATATCGATCGCTCGCTTTCTCAGGAAGGTTTTCAGCCTGTCGGCCCAAGCGACATTGGTCAGCTGGCGGCTCACAACCTGGAACGCTGGATGAGCGAAAGCCGCTACCTTTCAACACAGGGAAAACTTCACCGCGCATCCGGCGTCGCCCAGGTGACAATCAGCCGCCTGTTAAACAATGAGGTCAGCGTTTCCATTTCCACCCTGGAGAATGTTGCATCCGCATTCGGGCGTCACGGCTATGAATTACTGATTCACCCGCACGACCCTGCGACTATCAACTATGACCGCTCGCGCTACGCATTGTTACCCGAAACAGAGAAGGCAAAGATCGAAAGTTACATTGAATTTGTCATCAGCCAGAACGAAAAAAACAAACAATAAAATCATATTTTTCAGTAAGTAAGCCGCCTCATGGCGGCTTTTTTATTGCCAGCAAGATTACCTTATGGGTAATTTTTTTAACTCATATCTATTGACATCAAACCAGATACGCATAATCATTACCTCAACGGTAACAGACCGAGGTAACAAATTATGCAGTGGAAAATCATCAACGGTTGGTACTGCGTTACTGCATGCGGATTCATGAGCTGGAAGTTCCGCACCTTACAGGAAGGCATTAAGTGGGCTTTCGTCAGCAAAGAAGCTCGCGATGTGGCCAACGATAACGAGATATGGGAGGGCTGATAATGAACGTTAATCAGCAGAAAAATCTTCAAAAAATCATGCAGGCATTCGACAAGGACTACCACCTGTCAGAACAGCTATATGACCGACAAGTTGAACTGATTGAGAGCATCCGACTTCATCAACTGTCATCAACTTTCGACGTTGTAACAGGCAAAGGCGTTCGTCAGGAAGTACTGGAGGCTGCTAAAGACAGCCCTGAGTTCGAAGAACTGATGGATGCCTATCGGCGAGAGGCAATGGCAATTATCGCCCGCTGGGATCTGGCGGATCAGCTTGATGGACAGAAGGACGCGGCATGAAACCGGGAATTTATTTCGGCATCAGCAACGAAGACTACCACGCAGGTGACGGCGTGAGTAAGTCGCAACTGGACATGGTTGCCAAGAATCCGGCGCTTCTTAAATGGGTTCAGGCAGCACCAGAAGACGAAGAGAAAAAGTCTGCATTGGATATGGGAACCGCATTGCACTGCCTGCTTCTGGAACCTGGAGAATTCGACAAACGCTTCATCGTGTCACCGAAATTCGATCGTCGGACAAAACAAGGTAAAGCTGACGAAGAAGCATTTCTTCGTGATGTGGCGGATATGGGTATTACGGTACTTGATGTCGAGCAGTGGCGAAAACTTGAGCTCATGCGTGATAGCGCAATGGCTCATCCGGCGGCACGCTGGATGTTGGAAGCACCTGGTTACTGCGAAGCATCAATGTACTGGAACGATGAAGAGACGGGTGAGTTGTGCCGAATTCGTCCAGACAAATGGCTGAACGAGCACAACGTGATCGTCGACGTGAAAAAGGTTGCAGATATGGACCGTTTTGCACGCCACATCGAGGAATTCCGCTACCACGTGCAGGACGCAATGTACCGCGAAGGCGCAACGAGGGTTACTGGTCAACCGCATGGTTTTTTCTTTCTTGCCGTGAGCGAAAGCATTGATTGTGGTCGGTATCCGGTACGCGTGTTCGAGTTGGATGCGCCGGATGTCGATGCCGGGCACGCTCTGTTCCGCCGGGATCTGAATACCTATCACGAATGCCGCATAAATGATGAATGGGGCGGCGTGGAAATTATTAAACGCCCTGACTGGGCACGTAAACAGGATATGTATGTATGAGCAATGATATCGCAATCACATCACAACCAGGCGCAACTGTAGGCACTGCTGCGGCAATCTTCAGCCCCGAGGGCATGAATCAACTGGTGCGTTTCGCGGAGTTGATGTCACAAAGCAAAGCGACTGTACCGAAACATCTTGAAGGCAAACCTGCCGATTGCCTGGCGGTGACTATGCAGGCGGCACAGTGGGGAATGAACCCTTTCGCCGTGGCGCAGAAAACGCATGTGGTAAACGGAACGTTAGGCTACGAAGCACAGTTGGTAAACGCGGTCGTATCCTCTTCCAGCCTGCTGGCGACACGCCTGAATTATCGCTGGAGCGGTGACTGGTCGAATGTTAACGGCAAAACAGATAAATCACCGAATCTGACGGTAACTGTGTCAGCAGTTCTTAAAGGTGAAACAGAACCCCGTGAGCTTACCATCAGTATGGCGCAAGCCGGAGTGCGTAACTCTCCATTGTGGGAACAGGATCCGCGCCAGCAGCTTGCCTATCTTTGCACGAAACGATGGGCTCGCCTGCACGCTCCTGATGTGCTTCTCGGTGTTTACACCCCTGACGAATTACAGGAAACGGCACCGCGCGTTGAGCGAGACATTACTCCGCAAACAACTACTGCTGCGGGAATGAACAGTCTGATCAACGCTAAACCAGTGAAAAAGCCTGATGAGCAAACTCGTAAAGCGGATAGCCGTGATCCAGAAGAAATGCTGATGGCCTTTACCAGCGCAGCGATGAATTACAGCACTGTCTCCGAACTGGATAAGGCTTACAAATACATTGCACAAAAACTTTCAGATGATGACGAACTGCTGGCAAAAGCCACCGACGTTTACAGCGTTCGTCGGGAAGAATTAAACGAAACATCTATGTAACCACCACCGCGGCGCCACGCGCGCCGCACTGCAACCAAGAGAGGTATTTATGAAAGGTGCATTAGGTAAGAAGGAACTCCTGGCGGTGGTGCCACTGTCATGGAGCACTATCGACCGTATGGAGCGCGCAGGGGAATTTCCTAAACGCTGGTATATCACCGATAAACGCTGCGCATGGAACCGTGACGAAGTTGAGCGTTGGCTTGATGAACGTCAGGCAGCAAGCCCGGCAGAGTTCCAGGGTAAAAAACCTCCTGTTCAGCAACGTGTATATCGTCCCGTGAGCAACGCTGCATGAGTGCGCTGCTAAGGCACTGGATCAAATGGTCAGGATGGTACTTATTCCTGGCCTCTGTTTCAGCATGGCTTTATCTGCTGGCATTAATTTTCAGAGAGGGTTGGATTAAGTGAGAAAGTTAAGCCGACTTGAAAAATACCACATGAATAAGGTTTCAATGCGCAGTCCGTCAAAGATTGTCGCCGTTACTCCTGCGGCGATAGAGATCGAAAAACGCGCGATTGAAAGAGAGAAAAAAGGGCAGTTCCGCATTGCCGCTCACCTTTGGCTTCAGTGTATGGATGTTGCTTCTGGTGATGTTGAACGTGCAAGGATCGCGGTTCGCAGGGACCAATGTATCACAAAAGGTAACGGCCTTCGCCGTGGCGACTATAGCGGCATAGGATGTTGTGGGGTGGTTTATGACTAAGAAATACACACTAATCTATGCAGATCCACCCTGGGTATACCGGGACAAAGCCGCAGATGGTAATCGCGGTGCCGGTTTTAAATATCCAGTTATGAGTGTGCTGGATATCTGCCGCCTTCCTGTGTGGGATTTGACCGCTGAAAACTGTCTGTTGGCCATGTGGTGGGTGCCAACACAACCACTCGAAGCACTAAAAGTTGTTGAAGCCTGGGGATTTCGTCTGATGACGATGAAGGGCTTCACGTGGATAAAATGTGGTAGTCGACAACCAGATAAACTGGTTATGGGTATGGGACACATGACTCGCGCCAATAGTGAAGATTGCCTGTTTGCGGTAAAGGGAAAACTACCTACGCGCATTAATGCAGGGATCGTTCAGTCATTTACCGCACCGCGGCTTGAGCATTCAAGAAAGCCAGATATCGTTCGTGAAAAACTTGTGCAATTATTAGGCGATGTTTCTCGCATTGAACTGTTCGCCCGCCAGACGTCTCATGGCTTCGATGTTTGGGGTAATCAGTGCGAAGACCCGGCAGTGCAACTACACCCTGGATACGCGTTGGATATTGGCGGATTAACAAATGCATTCAGCAATGCTCCGCTGTCACCAACAGACATCCAGGGGCGGGAGCGTGCTGCATGAACAGGGCATCACCAGCAGATTTAAGAAAATGCCTTGAAACTGCAAACATGCTTGCACACAGCGGGATCAGGTTTGTTCCAATTCCCGCTGTCACTGATGCTGAATTTGCAACACTGTCAGCAATATTCGAAAACAAAATTGAATCACTGGCAGCAGAAGCAGAGATGGAAGAAAATCAGCAGAACTATTAAACGTTATTCCCCCGCCATCCACTTCTCAAACTTCGACGGGGAGAACGGAATCAGATCCGTATGCTCCCCGTCAATCCATGAATCAATCATATCGGCCCACTGCTGCAACATGTAGGCGCGCTGTCTGGCGTATTCCGCTTTGTTATATACGGCGCGCACACCTTTCTGCTCATGTGCCAGAGCCTTTTCAATCCAGTCTGAAGGATAACCAGCCTCATGCAACAACGTACTGGCTGTACGGCGCATATCGTGTACGGTGAAGCCCTGAATATGCTCACCATCTTCATTTATTATTTTCACCGTTCTGTCGATCAGAGAGTTCAGCGCGGCATTAGATAATGGCTTCCGGAAATTGTAACGACCAGGAACCAGATATTCACTTCCACCAGCGCACATCTGCAACCCGACCAATATATCCTGTGCCTGTTTAGGCAGGTAAATAACGTGCGCCCGGCTTCCCTTCATGCGGTCTGGAGGAATTGTCCATGTCCATTTTTTAAAATCTATTTCATCCCACGTTGCATTGGTGAATTCGCCCTTACGAACCATAGTGATAAGCACCAGTTTTAAAGCCATTTTCATAGTGCCCATAGCACCAATGGCATCCAGCGTGCGGAAGAACAGGCCAATTTCTTCTGGTGTCAGTGTTCGCTCTCGTGGTTTAAATATGGCGATAGACGAAGGTTTAATGTCAGCCGCAGGATTAAACAAACCATGACCACGGTCATTGGCGTGACGGTATACGCTACTGATGATCTCCCTGGCCTGCACTGCTGTTGCCCGGCCACCGCGTTCGACAATCCGGTCACACAAATCACGAACCATCGATGTGGTAATTTCAGCCATCATTTTGTTACCAAGAACAGGAAGTATGTCACGGTCGATCACCGCCTGCTTCATTGCGCGGGTACTGTCAGCCAGGATGACGTGTTTCATATAACTGTCGGTATGTACCGCAAACGTCTCGGCACCACGAATCTTTTTGATACCGTCACGTTTAGCCGCAGCCGGTGACTGGCCTGCTTTAAGCAGCTTCTTTGCAGCAATCAGTTCTTCTCGCGCTTCTGCCAGGCTGATACCGTCACGCCCATACTGCCCGATTACCAGTGTTTCGCGGCGACCGTTGATACGGTAGTCATAGCGAAACGAGACCGTGCCTGACGTAAGCACAGCTACATACAGCCCGTCACGATCGGAGACCTTGTACAGTTTGTCCTGCGGCTTGAGGTTTTTTAATTTTGTATCGGTAAGCAC